ATGGCGGGGCCTACAGAGGCTTTTTTCCTCGTGTTGCAGTTGTTGCACTTTTCCGAGCACCCCCCGCAGCTACAGACCGGCCCCGAGCAAATATCAATGACTTACGAGCTTTCGGGCAGTTTTCCGCGTTTAAATCATGTGTTGATAAAGGCAGACCTATAGAAACGATCCGGAGGCGGGGGGGATTTCGCGCCGTGGTGCTCCGCTGCCCTGGCCGGACTGCAGGATCTGCAGGCACAAAAAAGCCCGCACTGGGCGGGCAAAGGCTGACGCTATTCGGTGGTCACGACCCTGGCAGATTCTCACCTAGGGTGTAGGGTTTAAACTTCAGGACTTCCCGTCCCGCGATGTCGTTCATTTCCAGCATTCGTTCTTGCAGGGGCTCCAGCTCGTTGGCGGCAAACACTCGCGCCGCTTTCTCTGCATCTCCGAACCCGCTGGAGTTGGTGGGGATGATACCCATCAACTGTGGCGGCACTCGATGTCCGGCCAGCTGGTCGTCACGGGTGGCGTTTTTGATGTTCCAGAAATCATCTTTGGCGGCTACCTCGCTGACCGGTATTACCTGCAGCCCATCCTTTTTGCCATTCGGCGCGTACATGAACAGGTTCTTGAAGTTGCCCGGGCCCTTGCTGTTTCGCAGCGCGGTGCGCAGCTCATCGATGTCGCCTTGCTGCTGGGCCGCATCGGTCATGTACATGATGAAGCCTGCATGGCTGCCGTTCTGATAGTACCTTCTTCTGAACAGGGTGGCGCTTTCGTTCAGCCAGGTGCTTTGCAAAGAGCCGAGATAATCGGGAACGCCATACAGCTCCTGGTCAAGATCGGGCTCCATCAGGTGGATGATGCTTCCGGCTTTAAACTCTTCTGGCTGCAGCCAGTTGTGCACCCACCAGTAGGAGCCCTCTTTCAGTCCGCGCCGACAGTACTTGGCCAGCACTGGCTTGATCTTCACCAGCCCGCCCATTCTATTTTCCAGCATTTCCCCGTACAGGTTGCCGAACACCAGGTAGTCCAGCGCCATGCGGGAGAAGTCTTGCCGGCTCAGGTACTTGGTGGGTTGGAATGTTTTCACCAATATGTTGCGCTTCACCTGCAATGCGCTGCCGTGGTGCGCGGTTGCCCGGTAAGATTTGGACAGGGCCCCCAGGTCGATCGGCGGTTCGTAGTAATCCTGCCCAGCCATCCAGCAGCCGGTATACAGCATTTCGTACCGGTCCATCACCGGGGTCGGCTCGCCAAAGGTGAACGCTTCAAAACTGCCATTGCTCATCAGTAAATCTCCATCATGCTGCCGCCGTGTTGCGTCGGGCCTTCTAGGGGTTCATTCGCCAGGGCGTGCATAATTGCCCAGGCAATATCGGAGTGACCAACATCGCCACCGCGCCCGGCGGCGTAGGTTATATTCTTTTGGGAGTCCGTCATCACGCGCCGGATCGCCATGAAGCTTTGCGCAATATCGGTGTCGCCCGAATCAAACTGCAGTCGGCCACGATCAATCAGGTTCTGGGTTTTTAGTACCAGCCGCGCTTTCACGTCCAGCGAATAGTGAAACCGAGTAACGGCCGGGAAGAACTTCTCGACGAGCTCAGCGACCGCCTCACCCAGGCCTGTCGAGTCGATGCCGATAAACTCGACGTTATAGCGGTGCGTCAGTTTGCGAATCTCTTCGGCCTGCTGCTCATAGTCCAGCCCACGCAGGCGTATCTTTTCGATAACGCGATGCGGCTTGGCGACTGACTTGGAAGGCGATATCACCGCGAGTCCCGCGCCGTCGCTATTCTCGCCGGATCCAGACGGGTCATAACCGATCCACACCGGGCTATTGCCCAGCGGCCGGTCGGTATACGGCTTCAGGTCGCGCCATGCAATCCAGCTGTCGACCATGCACTGCTGCAGTTTCACCAAGGGGAACACGGCATGGGTGTCGTCAACAAACTGGCACATCAGCAGGTTGGCAAACTCATCATCGGAGAATTCCAGCCGTAGCTGGTCAATGTCGAACAGGTCGCACCCGCCGGCCATCGCGTCTTCAATCGTGACGATTTGACGCCACTGGCCATCCTCACATGCCAGGCCCCCGGCCAATGCCGCGTGCGAGGTGTCCACGATGATCCGCTTGTCTTTTGCCCGCCGCCGGTTGAACAGGTCGCCGGTCCAGAACGGGTGCGCATCGTGGGTGATGGCCGATGGCGTCGAAAAGTAGGTCTGGCTCCACTTCTTGTGCATGGCCATTCCAGACGCCACTTTCCGGAACTGCTGGAAGTCGTGGATCCAGAAATACTCATCCATGTACAAATCGCCGTGGTAACCCTGCGCCGTGCGGGCGTTGGTGCCGAGGAAATACAAAGTGGCACCGTTGGGCAAAACGAGCGGGTCGCCTTTCAGCTCCACGTCGCAAGTGTCTTTGATGAACTGCACGATGTACTGCCGGAAAATATGCGCCTGGGCCTTGGACGCACTGAGAAAGATTTTGTTTTTGCCAGTGTGAAAGGCATCGACAATCGCTTCGCGGGCAAAGTACCAGGTGGCACCGATCTGCCGGCTTTTCAGAATGTTCCTGATGCGATGGGTCAGTCCCGCCACTTTCCACGCGTGCTGGTAATCGAACAGGGACTCTTCAAACGCGCTGGTGATCAGCTCCAGACCTTCTTCACCAATGTCGTTCTTCGCTTTGCGAGGCGCTTTGTTGCGCTCGATGATGTTCGGGTTCAGGTCAGACTCGCGGCCGGTGTCGCTGTACTTGTGCACCCTGGCCAGGCGTTCAATCTGGCGCCCCAGCAGATCAATCTCTTTGAAGTCCTTGCCCTCTTTCTCATCCTTGAAGATGAGCCGCACCATGCGCGCTTCAAGGGAGCTTTCCACCCGCTGAATGGGCCCGGCGTCGTCCCAGTTAAACCGCTTTTTCCACGCGTGGAACAGCTGGGTGCTGATCCCCAGGCGCTCACAAATGCGCACGGCTCGCCACCCCATCCAGTACAGGGTGCGAGCCTCGACGAAATGTTCTCTGTAATCCGACTCGACTGTTTTATCCATGCAGCCAGCGTAATGGCTACGCGCGCGGCAAAGGCGTGGTTTGTTTTGTGGGGAGCGACGGCACAACTGCCGATTGTTGGCATTGGGCGGCTGGGGCGTGAATCTGGTGCCACTGAAGAGAACCTACAGAATCGCCCACAAAGCACGGGAGTGGCAAGATGAAAAAGAAATTCCGAGTCGCGACAGAGGGAGCAACAACCGATGGTCGCGCCATCAGCCGGGTGTGGATTGAGCAGATGGCTGCCAATTTCAACCCCGCAACGTACGGCGCCCGTATCTGGCTTGAGCACTTTCGCGGCATGTTGCCAGACGGCCCGTTCAAGGCGTTCGGCGATGTTACCGCGCTGGAAGCCCGCGAAAATGCGGACGGAAAGCTGGAGCTCTACGCAGAGATCGATCCCACCGACGATCTGATTCAGATGTCGAAAGATCGCCAGAAGATCTACACCTCGATTGAAGTTGACCCCGATTTTGCCTCTTCCGGCGAAGCCTACATGGTTGGCCTGGCTGTCACCGACTCGCCCGCATCGCTGGGCACCGAGATGCTGCAGTTCAGCAGCGCCGCTGCGAACAGCCCGCTGACCGCCCGCAAGCAGCGTCCTGAAAACCTGTTCTCTGAAGCGCTGGAAGCCGAGCTGGACTTCGCTGAAGCTCCTGCCGACGACGCCGGAGCTGACACGCTGTTCACCAAAGTGAAGGCCCTGTTCACCAAGCACCGCGACACCAGCGCCGCCAAGTTCGGTGACTTTCGCGCCGACTTGGAGAAAACCCTCGAATTGTTCGTGACCGACGGGCAGCAGCTGCGCAGCTCGATGGATGAAATGCAAAGCGAGTACAGCCAGCTGAAGCAGGCGCACGACGCCCTGAAGCAAAGCTTTGACAGCTTGCAGGCCGAACTGGAAACCAGCCCCCACGATCACAGCCAACGCCAACCGGCGTCCGGCGGCGATAACACCATCCTGACCGACTGCTGAGGAACGCACCATCATGCGCACTGAATCACGAGTATTGTTTAACCAACTGCGGCAGCAGATTGCACAACTGAACGGCGTTGACAACCCGGCGGAAGCCTTCGCGGTTACCCCGTCCGTACAGCAAACGCTTGAAAACCGCATCCAAGAGTCCAGCGCTTTCCTACAGAGCATCAACCTGGTTGGCGTGGATGAGATCAAGGGCGAGAAAATCGGCCTGGGCGTTGGCAGCATTGCCGGCCGTACCGACGTATCGTCTAAAGACCGTACGCCCCGCGATGTCAGCGACCTGGGCAGCAACGGGTATGAGTGCTTCCTGACCGAGTTTGACACCGCGCTGCCCTACTCCAAAATTGACGCCTGGGCGAAGTTCCCCAACTTTCAAGCCCTGGTGCGTGATGCCATTATTCGCCAGCAGGCGCTTGACCGCATCATGATTGGCTTTAACGGCACCAGTGCCGCGGCCGAAACCAACCGCACCACCAACCCGTTTCTGCAGGATGTGAACATCGGCTGGCTGGAGCATTACCGCACCACCGCGCCCGAGCGGGTCATGGCCGAAGTCGTTGGCGCATCGGGCGAAGTGACGGTCGGCGCAGCCGGCGACTATAAGAACCTGGACGCCCTGGTTTACAACGCGGTCAACAACCTGATCGACCCTTGGCACCGTGAGAGCCCGGACCTGGTCGTGCTGATCGGCCGCACTCTGCTTGAAGACAAGTACTTCCCGTTGATTAACGAGAACCAGACGCCAAGCGAAAAGGCAGCAGCCGACCTGATTGTTTCTCAGAAGCGCATGGGCGGGCTCCAGGCGGTATCCGTGCCATTCATCCCTGCCGGAACTATCATGATCACCCCCCGTGACAACCTGTCCATTTATTACCAGACCGGATCGCGCCGCCGCCAGGTGATCGACAATCCACGCCGTAACCGCATTGAAAACTTCGAGTCTTCCAACGAAGCCTACGTGGTTGAAGATTTCGGTGCCGGCTGCGTGATTGAAAACATCAAGCCGGTGTAACGGAGGCATCATGACCAACCCAGCAAGAAAACACTTCTTGCGTGTCCGAGCCGCCCGCGAGGCGGCAACGGCTACGCCGGACCGCCCTCAGGGGCAGTCCCACGAATTGCACCGCATTTCCCTGGTGGAGGATGTTCGCGCCCTGCACGACATCCAAAGCATCGAGCGCAAGATTGAAGCGAAGCGCGACATGCTGCCGAGGTACGAAAGCTATGTTCAGGGCGTTCTGGAGGCCGGCACCGGCCAGCAGGATGACGTGCTGGTAACGCTGATGGTGTGGTACCTGGATATCGGCGACCTCAAAACCGGCCTGGACATTGCCGAGTACGCAATCCAGCACGGCATTGAAACACCCGACAAATACGCCCGCACCACGGCCACACTGGCCGCTGAGGAAGTCGCCGAATACGCCTTGCGCCAACTGAGCGATGAAAGCCCCAGCGACGACCTGCAAGAGCATATCTGCCGAGCGATTGAGCTGTTCGCCGACGCCGATATGCAAGACCAGGTAAAGGCCAAGCTGTTCAAGGCCCACGGCTATCTGTTGCGCCATCAGGGCAACGATGCTGACGCGCTAACGGCGCTGCAGCGGGCACTTGAGCTGAACGAGCGGGTGGGTGTTAAAAAAGACATTCAAACCATTGAGCGAAAATTGAAAGATTCCGGCGAGTAGCCGGACCCGAGTCGCACCCCGACGTCAGGCGGCACGGGGCCATGATCGGCGCTTATAGCGCTCTTTCTTCGGCCCCGTCCACCGCCTTCCACCGGAGGCAGTATGAGTTTAATTGCCGCAGGCGGCGCAACAGAAAATACCGCTGTTGTACCCAACGCCCCCTTCTTTCCCGATATCAATCTGGGTGAATTCCGAGACGCCATGCGCCTGGACAGCACGGTCACCGATGAACGGGCGCTGCACGCCCTGGAAGTGGCGGTTTTCGACGTGAATTCCCAGCTTTCCGGTTGGAGCCAAACGCTGATCGCCGATGGCATTGCCAATCTTGAGGGTGTACCTGTTCCGCCCTGGCAACCAAGTGGCGCGTTCAGTCGCCTGTACTTGCGGGCGGTGTGGAGCATGGCCAAGGCCAACCTGGTTGAGCGGTACCGCGATTATGACAGCACCAACGCAGGTCACGGCAAAGCCGATTCGATGGAACCCATCGCCGACGATTACCGCCGCGACGCCAGCTGGGCTATTGCCGATCTTACCGGCACCCGCCGCACGGTTGTGGAGCTGATCTGATGCGTGAGACCCGAGCCTTGCAGGGCGACACCGTGGACCTGATCTGCTACCGGCATTACGGCTACACCGACGGCGTCACCGAAGTGGTGCTGGAGGCGAACCCAGGCCTGGCCAAACACGGGCCAGTACTGCCCATGGGCACCAGGGTGCACTTGCCAGAAGTGGCCGCGCAACCCACGAAAACCAGCGTTCAACTATGGGACTGACCGGAGGCAGCATGAAAGACGAGCGCTTTGTTGACATGGTCGCGCAAGATTGGGCGGCCAGGCTGCGCGATCTGGAGCGACTGCAGCCCAGGGTTCAAAGCCTGGAGCACGCTGTGACAGAAATTCGCAGTGATTTCAGGGAGGCCCGGACAGAGCAACAAACCGCGCACCGTGAAACCCACGAAGCTCTGAATTCGTTCCGCAAGCGCATGGACGACGACAATCGATCCACCGTGGACGCCCTGAACAAGACCGCCGAGGATACCGCCGGGGCCATCCGGGTTCTGGGTGGGCGACTGGAAAGCGTGTCCCGGAAAATCGCATTCGCCGCCGGGGCCATTTGGGTGCTGCTGGGCATCAGCAGTGTTGTTTTGGTTTATCGGACAGAGGTGCTTCACCTGGTTGGAATATTGATTGAGGGCTCAGCATGATCTTGAAAAATGGAGATGTAGGCCAGCCGGTTGCATCGCTGCAATCGCTTCTTTCCGCCGAGGGGTTCCCGGTTGAAGTTGACGGCTGGTTCGGCGATAAAACCGAGCAAGCGGTCCTTCGCTTCCAGAAAAAGGCCGGCATATTCGTTGACGGCATTGCCGGGCCCGCCACTCTGGCCGCGCTAAACCCCCGTACGCCTTCCGAGATCGGCCGCAAAGCGCTCACCGAAGCCGACATCAGGGCCGCGGCCCGTAAGCTGGGCGTGCAAATGGCCGCAATCAAGGCCGTGACCGAAGTGGAAAGCCGCGCCGCTGGGTTTTTGCCATCCGGCCGGCCCGTCATTTTGTTTGAGCGTCACGTAATGTACCGCCGCCTGCAGCCGTCAGAGCGCGCGCACAACCAAGAACACTTCCCCCAGCTTGTCAATCAGAAGCCCGGCGGCTATCTGGGTGGCGAGGGCGAGTGGCGCCGACTACGGCGCGCCTGCTCCATCCACGAAGACACCGCGATCGAGTCGGCAAGCTGGGGGCTTTTTCAGATTATGGGCTTCCACTGGAAGGCGCTGGGCTATGAATCTGCACTGTATTTTTACCACCAGATGCACCGCAGCGAGGGCCACCAGATGGACGCCTTCGTCCGGTTTATCAAGTCAGATAAAGCCTTGCATGCCGCACTGAAAAACCGTGACTGGCAAGAATTTGCCCGCCGTTACAACGGCCCTGCCTACCGCCGCAATCAGTACGATCTGAAAATGGCGCTGGCATACGAGCGCCACAGCGAATTGAGGCGTGCCGCGTGAAACTGACCCCCGAGAAGCTGGACGCCTGGCGCGTGGTGCCGAGGCTGCTGGTCATCCTCTATGGGTGGATCTGTTACGACACCCACCACTGGTACACCGCCTTGCCCGACCCGACCACCACGCAGCAGTTTTACGCCAACGTCATCTGGACCGCCGCAGCCGCCTGGTTTGGCTTCTACGTGAACAGCGGGAGAAAGCAGGAATGAAGGCCTATCTAGTCATTGCCCTGGTAGTCATCGCACTCAGCGGCGCACTTTGGCGCAGCGTCGAGCGCAACATGAAAACCAGCGCCGAACTGGCGTCCGCATCCGACGCCCTGAATCGAAAAGAGCAGGAACACAAAGCCACCAAAGACAAACTCTTTGAAGTCGTGGCGGCCCGCGATCGCCTGGCCGATCGTATTTGGCACATTGAAAGCGTAGAAGCCGACCTCGAAGCCAAGCTGGACGCCGAAAGGGCAAAGCGGGCGACTCTGGAGAAAGAGAATGAAATCTATCGGAATTGGGCTGGCACTGACTTGCCTGGCGCTGTTGTCCGCATGCTCCGGGAAAGCCCGCTATATACAGGCCACCGATTACCTGGTGTGCGGGAACGTGAAACCGCTGGCAATTCCCGAGCGGCACCCCAGTCGGGCGTCCTTGAAAAAGAACGACAACCTGCTGGATCTGATTGACCAGTACGCGGTTAAACTGAACACCCTCAACGCCCGCATGGCCGAAATTGCATCAGAAGTGGATGATTGCGAGGCGCAAGCCCGGGCACTAAGCACCCAGGAGCAACAATGAGAAAGCTGGAAGACTTACGCCGGCACGTGCTGGCCAACGTGCCCAAGCTGAAGCGCAATCCGGACAAGCTGTTGACCTTTATCGAAGATGGCAACATTGAGTTCTGGCAGGGCCCCAACCTGAGCCACTCCTACGCAATCCCGATTCAGCTCATCGTCACCGACTACGCCGGATCGGTTGACGACATCGTGATACCCGTCTTGTCATGGCTCAAGGTGCGCGAGCCGGGGCTCGACCCGATGAACACTGTGCGCTTTGAAGCCGAGCTGCTGAACAACAACAGCTACGACATTGCCATCACCGTCAACATCACCGAGCGGGTAATCGTTACAGCCACCGCCGACGGTCTGGACATCGAGCACGTACTACCCAAGCCGCCGATGGAAATGGACGCCACCGAATGGGAAATCATCATGGACCTGCATGGCTTTTATGACGGCGTAGAATCCGATGACTGACGACATCGACGTGCTGGCCGGCTGGGTAGAGCCCCTGCTGAAAAAAATGGAGCCCTACGAACGCCGCAACCTGATGAAATCCATATCCAGGGACTTGCGAAAGTCTAACCAGGAGAGGATGAAAAAACAGGAGAGCCCGGACGGCCAGAAGTGGCAACCCAGAAAAGCAAGAAAGCTCAGGGGCAAAAGCGGCGGCATCCGCAAAAAAGCGATGTTCACCAAAATCCGCACCGCCAAGCACCTGAAGATCCGAACCACGCCAGACGTGGCCGGCCTGTCGTTCGTCGGCATCGCCGGAAGAATCGCCGCCATCCACCATCACGGCTTGCGCGCAAGAGTAGACCGAGATGGCCCGGATTATGACTACCCCCAGCGGCGCTTGCTGGGCATCAGCCGCGAAGACCTGGACATGATCGCCGACAAAGTCCTGGAGCACGTAACCCTGTAGGCGATTTTGTACCGACCAGCCAGACAACCCCGCGCGCTTCACCTGCGCGCGCGCTAGCGCCCAAACTGTGGGCATGAACACACTCTCTGAAGCTTTTCGCTCGCTCAACAACCTGATTCGCATCGGCACCATCGCCGAGGTGGACACGGTTCGCGCCCGCGCCAGAGTCCAGGCCGGCGACAACCTGACTGGATGGCAGCCCTGGATAAGCCCCCGCGCGGGCACCACGGTTGAGTGGAGCCCGCCCACCGTCGGCGAGCAGGTCATTCTGTTTTCGCCGGCCGGCGATTTGGCCCAGGCTGTGATCCTCACCGGCCTGTTCACCCAGAACGCACCCTCTGAAAGCGAAGACGAGCACAAACGGGTGTACCCGGACGGCACCGAGATCGCTTACGACCACGTTAAAAAAGAACTGGTCGCCAGCTTCGTCGACAAGGTCAACATCAACATCACCGGCGACGCCACCATCAACGTCGGCGGCGATGCGGTCACGGCCGTTGCAGGCACCTGCAAGGTCAACGCGACAAAGATCCACCACAACGACGGAATGGGCGTGGTCACCATGGCGCACATCTGCCACTTCACCGGAACCCCTCACAGCGACGGTTCTGCCACTGTAACCGCGGGGAAATAAACCATGGCACTGAGCAAGTCGGCACTGAAAGGCCGAATCGTATCGGAGATGACAGCCCTGGGCGCTGAGCCCGCTGGCAAGCACAGCTGGGTTGAGCGAATGGCCGAGGCGATCGCCAATGCGGTTGTGGATGAAATTCAAGCCAATGCGACCACCAACGTATCAGGTGGCAGTAGCGCTGGCACATGGCCGGTAACGTGAGGATCTTATGTCAGGAATGAACGTCTCCACCGGTAAAGCTCTCACCGGCATGGACCATATCAAGCAGAGCATCACCGACATTCTCACCACGCCGTTAGGTAGCCGGGTCATGCGCCGTGAATACGGGTCCCTGCTCCCCTCGCTGATCGACCAGCCCTTGAACGGCGCTACTTTGTTGCGCGCCTACTCTGCTGTAGTGGTTGCCATCAATGAATGGGAGCCGCGGATCCGCCTGGAACGCATCGTTAAGCTGGTGAATTCGGATAAACCCGGTACCGCCTTATTGGAAATGGACGTTGTACACGTCAGCGGAACGACAGCAACGGCCCAGCGCATCGCTGTTTCGATCAGTAATGGAGGCGCGATCTGATGACTGGAACTATCAATCTTGCCCAACTACCGGCCCCGAAACTCGTTGAAACACTCGATTTCGAAACTATCCTGGAAGAGCGAAAACAAGCGCTGTTAGCGCTGCTCAGCGACAAAGAGCGCCCAGAAGTCGAGGCCACGCTGCAGATTGAGAGCGAGCCGCTGACCAAGCTCCTTCAGGAGAACGCCTACCGGGAGATCCAATGGCGCCAGCGCGTTAACGAAGCCGCGAAGGCCGTCATGCTGGCCTATTCCAGCGATGAAGACCTGGACAACCTGGCGGCCAACTTCGATGTCGAGCGCCTTGTGATTGACCAGGGCGACATGAATGCCACGCCACCGGTACCACCTACTTACGAATCCGATGACGATATGCGCTTGCGCGCCCAGCAGGCTTGGGAGGGACTGAGCGTTGCCGGCCCCCGCGGAGCCTATGAATACCAAGCGCTGTCAGCAGACGGTCGCGTATCCGACGCAAAAGCGACCAGCCCTTCCCCCGCGCATGTAACCGTCACATTGCTATCCAGTGAAGGCGATGGAACAGCCAGTCAAGACATTATCGACCAGGTAGAGGCGGCGCTTTCCGGCGAAGATACACGGCCGGTGGGTGACCGCCTCACGGTGCAATCAGTAACCATCGTCAATTATCAGGTAGACGCAACTCTGTATGTCTACCCGGGCCCGGCTCAGGAACCGATTCTTCAGGCCGCCCAGGCATCTCTGCAGCAATACATCGGCACGCAACGCCGGATCGGCCGGGACATTCGTATCTCTGCGATCCATGCAGCGTTGCACGTTGAAGGCGTTCAGCGCGTGGAGCTGGCGCAACCGGTAGCCGACGTGATTCTGTCTGAAACGGAGGCCGCCTATTGCACCGCCGCCACGGCCGTTATCGGCGGCAGCGATGAGTAACGATAGAGCGCCGCTGCTCCCCAATAACACCACCCCCTTGGAGCGAGCTGCCGCAGAAGCCCTGGCGGAAATTCAGCGAGTGCCTGTTTCCCTGCAAACGCTTTGGAACCCCTACACATGCCCGGCGTTACTGCTGCCCTATTTGGCCTGGGCGTTCAGTGTAGATAGATGGGACCCGGCGTGGACAGACAAAGCCAAGCGCGAAGTTATTGCGACATCGTTCTACGTGCACAGGAAGAAAGGAACAATCAGCGCCCTGCGCCGCGTAGTCGAGCCCCTTGGTTACCTGTTGGAAGTTAACGAATGGTGGCAAACAACGCCCATGGGCACCCCGGGTACCTTCGCTCTCAAGATCGGCGTTCTCGATATCGGCATCACCGACGCTATGTACCAGGAATTGGAGCGGCTGATCGACGACGCCAAACCTGTCAGCCGCCACATCACCGGACTGGACCTGGTGGGCGAGAGCTCTGGGGTGTTTTACGCCGGAATGGCCTGTTATGACGGCGACGTTACCGATGTGATGCCCTACCAGCCTGGGATTATGTCAGCCACCGGACCGTTTTTTATTGGCATGGCAACCGATAGCACTGATTTAGCGACCGTCTACCCGCAATAGGAGCATGCATGGCAAGTTTTTACACCCTACTGACCGACATTGGCCAGGCCAAGTTGGCAAACGCAATTGCACTGGGACAAACCGTCATTATCGCCCAATTAGCCGTAGGTGATGGCAATGGCACCCTGCCAGCGCCGACCTCTGACCGCACCGCCCTGGTCAACGAAGTACGGCGCGCGCCCATCAACCGGAGCGAAGTTGATGCCCAGAACCCCAACTGGATCGTGGTTGAACAGGTGCTGCCACCGGACGTTGGCGGCTGGACGATCCGTGAAATAGGCGTGATTGACGCCGATGGCGACCTGATTGGCTACGGCAATTACCCCGAAACCTACAAACCCCTGCTGACAGAAGGCTCCAGCCGCACTCAAACCATCCGCTTTGTGATGGAAGTGTCAGATACCGCCGCCGTCACCTTAAAAGTTGACCCAACAGTGGTTTTGGCCACGCGGGGCTATGCCGATAATCTTGCGCAATCCGTGGGCGACAGTGCTGCCCAATCTTTGCAGAATCACGAAGAAGGCCGCGCACACCCAGCGGCGACGACTACCGCCCAGGGCATGGTCGAATTTGCAGACCAGACCGAGCATCTGGCCGGCGAGCGGGCCGATCGAGCCGCTACGCCGAAAGGGGTCAAACAGGCCCTGGATGCGCGCCTGCCGATCACCTCTCACAAACTCGTCATTGTTAACGGCTCTCCGGCCCTGGAGGAAATCTGATGTACGGCTACCCCAAAATCATCAAAACCCGCGCCGATGTGGAATATCTGGCGGGTTATATGGGCTCAAAGTGGGCCACGGAAGAAAACGTTCAGCGCGGTCTGGCGTTCCTGCGCGGCCTGCGCGACAACACCAGCCGTTACGTATTTGACCGCACACTGGCTGAAAACGAGCAACCATCCGGCAACGAGCCGCAATACCGCGTGCTGACCACCGACGACGGAGCGCGCGAGCAGTTCGTCCTCGAGGATAACCCCACGGCACGTATCCACCAGCTCGGCTTTACCCAAGCCGAAGTGCAGCAACTCATCGACACCATTGAAGGAGCGCGATAATGGCCACTGGCGATCGCATCATCATTCCGGCGATGGCAGCCGGATTTGTCAGTATCTTCGGGCGCATTGAAAAAGGCACCGGCGACACCCTGAACCTGCCCGAAGGCATGGTCAACATCGGCGGCAACAGCAAGGGCTACCTGCTGGAAAACACCGGCAACTGGGACCCCGTGACCAACAGCGATGGCAGTTTTGCTAGTCTGGCCCTGGGCGACGACGTGTACATCTACGCAGTGCAGGATGCCAGCGGCATCGCGCAATGGATCGCATCCAAAAACAGCACCGTCCCTACCGGCTACACCGCCGACAACAGCCGCAAAATCGGGGGCTTCCATTTCGGTAAAGTGCGCCCGTTGGCCGACGCCTACAACGCCGCCGCCGCGTTGCCGACTCAGATCATTCCGAACAGCTGCTGGGATCTGAAACACCGCCCAAAATGCGACCCCAGCGGCATGGTAGAAGTGATCCCAGGGCAGCTGTGGGTAGATATCTACTTGGCATCTGAAGACAGCACGCCCTGGCCAAATACCGTGCCCATATCAGTGCATAACGCCACACCGCTAACCGGAACAGAAGGCTATTCCCGACTGGATTACAGCCGTTTGGTTCGCAATGCTGGTAAGCGACTTCCGGATTACAGCGAGTTTATGATGTTCGCCTATGGCGTGCCGCAGGGCACTACCGGTGCCAGCGGAAGGCAAAGCACGGGCGGCCACGCGGGCTATGGCTTTGAGTGCGTCAGCTGCCTGAACGTGGACCAGCCCAGCGGCAACCTTTATCAGCAAAGCTCTCTTTTTTACGACCGAGACACCGGAGTAGGCTGGAAAGATGATCTCAATACCGGCAAGGACGGCGCCAACAACCACGGCCAGTGGTACGGCGGCCAATTCCGCACTGCATTATTCGGCGCCGGCTGGTACGACGCCGGCGAGGCCGGCTCCCGCAGCGTGGCCCTGAACAGCGTTCCGTGGGATGTGAGCGCGTATGTTGGCCTGCGTGGCGTCTGCGATTCTCTGTGATCTATTACGGACCGGGCTCTATCGCGCCCGTATTTGTTTCGCGCCACCCCACAAACTGAAAATCTGGCACCCCTGCGCCCAGCGTTCATCATGGCAGTTAACCACTGCCATACAGATGACCAGGAGGCGTCATGCCCGACCAATACCACCACGGCGTTCGAGTGCTCGAGATCAACGAGGGTACCCGAACCATCCGCACCGTTGCCACCGCCGTTATCGGGCTGGTAGCCACGGCTCCCGATGCCTCGGCCGGCTTAGCCGCTGAGGCAACTCTGCGGTCTATCGCCAGCAACGGCGATGTAGTATTCACCGCCAAAGTCGTCGGCACTGCCGGTAACAAAATCCGCGTACGTTATGTAAACCCCGGTACCGTATCTGAGGCCCTGGCTGTTTCCGTATCGGGCAACGACATCACCGTCAGCCTGGCCACCGGTGTCAGCTCTGAGGTCACCAGCACCGCAAGCGATGTGATCACCGCCGTCGAAGCCAAGACCGAAGCAGCCGCCCTTGTCACCGTAGCGCTGGACACCGGCAACGATGGCACCGGCCTGGTTAATGCAGCCGACTGGCAGACTTTGACCGGCGGAGAAAACGAAGCCTTCCCGCTAGATACCCCCGTGCTCGTCACCAACCTGATGGATGCAATCGGCGCTGCAGGCACCACCGGAACCCTGCCCGCCGCGCTTGACGCCATTGCCGATCAGGCCAACCCACCGGTAGTGGTGGTGCGCGTCGCCGAAGGTGTGGACGAGCCAGCCACCGAAGCCAACGTCATCGGCACCGTTACCGCCCAGGGCAAAAAGACCGGCCTGAAAGCGCTGCTGGCTGCTGAACAGAATCTGGGTGTGAAGCCCCGCATTATCGGCGTACCAGGGCTGGACACCGAAAACGTCACCGCTGAGACGGTCAGCATTGCCCAGAAGCTGCGCGCCTTTGCGTACGCCAGCTGCTACGGCAGTGAAACCCTGGAAGAAGCCATCATGTACCGCAACGGCTTTGGCGCCCGTGAGCTGATGCTGATCTGGCCAGACTTCGTCTCCTTCAACGTCAACACCGCATCGGCCGACACGGCCCACGCCGTAGCACGCGCCATGGGCATGCGCGCCAAGATCGACCAACAGGTCGGCTGGCACAAAACCCTGTCCAACGTGGCCGTGAATGGCGTTACCGGCATTGATAAAGACGTGCACTGGGATCTGCAAGACCCCAACACCGACGCCGGGCTGCTCAACGCCAACGACATCACCACGCTGATCCAGCGCGAAGGCTTCCGCTTTTGGGGCTCCCGCACCTGCAGTGCCGACCCGCTGTTCCAGTTCGAGAACTACACCCGCACCGCGCAAATACTGGCAGACACCATCGCCGAGGCGCACCTGTGGGCCGTCGACAAACCCATGCACCCATCACTGGCCAAAGACATCATCGAAGGCATCAACGCCAAGTTCCGCGAGATGAAGAACCTCGGCCTGATCATTGACGCGACGGCCTGGTTCGATGAAAACATCAACACCAAAGACACCCTCAAGGCCGGCAAGCTGTACATCGATTACGACTACACGCCCGTGCCACCGCTGGAAAGCCTGATGCTGCGTCAGCGCATCACTGACCAATACCTGGTCGACTTCGCCAGAAGTGTCAACGCATAGGAGCAATGAATCATGGCATTACCTAAAAAGCTCAAGCACTTCAACCTGTTCGGCAACGGCGACAACTGGCAGGGGCAAATCGCCTCGCTGACATTGCCGCCGCTGGTTCGGCAAATGGAAGAGTACCGCGGTGGCGGTATGAACATGCCCGTTGATATCGACATGGGCATGGAGAAGCTGGAATTCCAGTGGACGCCTGCAGGGCTGATCCCGGGCATCTTCGACAACTTCGGCACCAGCCAGCTGGACAAAGACATGTTGCGCTTTGCCGGCAGCTACCAGCGTGACGACACCGCCGAAACCGTACCCGTTGAAATCGTCGTGCGCGGGCGCCACCGCGAAATCGCCATGGGCGACGCCGAGTCTGGCAGCGACAACACCCAAAGCATCACCACCACCGTCAGCTACTACAAGCTAACCATTAACGGTGAAGAAGTGGTCGAGATCGACGTACTCGGAATGATCGAGAAAGTACGTGGCGTTGATCGCCTGGAGCAACACCGCCAGAACATAGGCCTATAAGGACCCTGACTGATGAGCAAGCCGGTAACCGTAACCGTAACACTGGACACCCCAATCGCCCGCGAGGGCGAGAAAGTCGACAAGATCGCACTGCGCAAGCCGCTGTCCGGCGAGCTGCGCGGCCTGAGTCTGGCCGAAGTGATGAACCTGGACGCAGACAGCATCACCAAGCTGATCCCCCGCATCAGCAACCCCAGCATCAGCGAGCACGAAGTGCGCAACATGGACCCCGCCGACCTGGTGGAGTGTGGCAAGGAGATTGCCGGTTTTTTGTTGCAGAAGCAGTACAAGGGGTAATCCCCCGGCGCGTTGATGACGCCATGGCTGATGTGGCCGCCATATTTCACTGGCGGCCCGCAGACATGGCCGACATGACCGTAACTGAATTGATGGAGTGGCGGGAACACGCCCGCAAGCGCAGCCAGCCGGAGGAATAATGTCAAAGAGTCTGGATCTTCAGGTAATACTGGCCGCACGTGACAAGATCACCGGGCCACTGAAGAAAATCAACGCCACATCCAGCGGTACCGCCCAGGCGCTCAAACAGGCCCAGGCGGAAACCCGCAAACTGCAATCCACCCAGCGCGATATTTCATCGTACCGCAAGGCCGACAAGGCCCTGAAAGACAACTCCGCTGCCCTCTCCGCATCGCAGGAGCGGGTGCGCCAGCTGGGCAAAGAGCTGACATCCACCGCCAAGCCCACCGCCAAGCTCCGTAACGAATACAACCGGGCCCGCAAAGAGGTGGAGCAATTCACCAGCCGGGGCCAGAAGCAACGCAAAGAATTGGGCGCGGTGCGCAAGCGCCTGCAAGAGGCCGGCGTGAGTACCCACAACCTGGCCGACGCCGAGCGCAAGCTGGCCGATCAGATGAAGGTCGCCAACGAGCGCATCCAGCGCCAGCGCCAGTACCTGGACCGGCTGGGCAAGGCCGACGTAGGCGGCAAGTTCAACAACATGACCAGCGAAGTGACCCGATTTGGCAAGCGCGCCCTGGTCGCCACCACCGGCGTGGCCGCGGGCATCTTTGGCATTGCCAACTCAACGGCAGGGCTGGGTGACCACGCTGCAAAGACTGCGGACAAGCTGAAACTAACCACAGCGGCCTACCAAGAGCTGTCCTACGCCGGCGAACGCTCCGGCATCAGCCAAAACGCGATGGACGGCAACATGCAGCGGTTCGTAAAGCGCACCGGAGAAGCCGTTCGCGGTGCGGGCGCCGCCCAGCAGGCGTACGAAGCATTGGGGCTTTCGGCTGAAGATCTGGCAAACATGCAGTCGGATGAGGCCCTGGCTGTCGTGGCTGACCGCCTGAGCAGCGTCACCAACCACAACCAGAAGGTGGACATTGCCAGCCAGCTGTTTGGCACCCAGGGCGGCGCGGCCATGCTCAATTTGCTGAAAGACGGCAGTGCGGGCCTGCAACAACTGCGCGCCGATGCTCAGCGCACCGGCTATGTGCTCAGCGAGAAAACTGCGCGCGACGCTGAAACCTTTAAAGACGCCCTGCTGGATACGCAATTGAGCATGGCCGGCATGAAGAACACCATTGGCGCAGAGCTCATGCCCGCGGTCACCGAACTGATGGGCGACCTTTCATCCTGGATGGGTGAGAACCGCGACCAGGTCAAGCAGTTCGCCCGCGAGTTCGGCGACCGGCTGAAAAATGCCCTGCCGATCATCCGCGATATCGGTACCGGCGTTGCGTCAACCGCCAAGAACCTCGCCATGATGACCAGCCGCGTGGCCGGCCTGGTCGGTGGGTTCGATAACCTGGGCATGATTCTCGCGTTCATCTTTGCGATGAAGCCCATCTTCGCCATTCTCGCCTTCGGCAAAGCCATCTTCACCGCAACCACCGCCATCATTGGGTTGGCCGGCGGCTTGCCGATGATAGCCGCAGGCATCAAGGCCGTTGGCCTGGCCATCACTGCCAACCCCATCGGACTGCTGATTTCCGCGATCGCAGGCGCCGGCTACCTGATCTACAAAAACTGGGACGGCATAGCGGGATTCTTCAGCGGGCTATGGGGCCAGGTAACAGCAGCGTTCAGCGCCGGCATTGGCGGTATCGGTAAACTCATCCTGAACTGGTCACCGCTGGGTTTATTCTACAAAGCCTTCAGCGGCGTCATGGGCTGGTTTGGCGTCGATCTGCCCGAATCCTTTACCGGGTTTGGCAAGCAGATTCTTGACGGCCTGGTCAACGGCATTTTGGGCGGCCTGAATAAAGTGAAAGACACCATCACCGGTGCGGGCGCCAAAGCCATCGGCTGGTTCAAAGAAACCCTGGGCATTAAATCCCCGTCGCGGGTGTTCATGGGCGCCGGGCACGACACCCTGGAAGGCTACCGCAAGGGGCTGGAGCAGCAAGAGCCCGACACCCTCAAACAGGTAACCGGTTTCGGCAAGCGCGTGCGCCAGGCCGGTGCGGGCATTGCCATCGGTGCAGCTGCCCTGCCCGCAGCGGCCGACGGCATTCAGTTCGACAGCCGTGCGCCCATAGGGTCGCCCACCGCGTCGGCCAGCGCAGCCGCCGGCGACAGCGTCACCATCAACGTCTACGGCGCACCAGGGCAAGACGCGCAAGAGATTGCCGCGCAGGTAGAACGGATCCTGCAGGATCGCGACCGCCGCAATGCCACCCGTGCCCGCAGCGCACTATACGACAGGGATTAATCGCCATGATGATGACGCTGGGAATGTTTGTGTTTGAAGTGAAGTCCCTGCCCTACCAGCAGCTGCAACGAGCCACGCAATGGCGGCATGCCAGCCAGAACCGTGTCGGCCAGCGACCCGGGTATCAGTATTTGGGCCCAGGCGAAGACACCGTCAACCTGAGCGGCACGCTGTACCCCGAGATCACCGGTGGGCGCGTTACCCTGGATGACATCCGCATCATGGCCGACGAGGGCAAAGCCTGGCCACTGATTGAGGGCTCAGGCCGCGTCTATGGCTTCTGGGTCATTGCCGCCGTGAACGAAACCAGCTCCACCTTCTTTGCCGACGGCGTGCCACGCAAAATCGATTTCACCATTGACCTGGTGCGCGTAGACGAAGACGACTTCCAGTCCTTTAAGAATCAGGCGGGCACCAGCCGTGACGCGGCGATCGGCATGGGCCTGTACACCCCGAGACGTAACGGCGGCGGGCTGATCGCATGAAGCATCGCGCCCCGTCGTACCGGCTACTGGTCAACGGCACCAACATCACGCCCCGCGTAAACGGCCGGCTGATCGACCTGACCCTGGACGAAACCCCGGGAGACGAAGCCGACACCCTCAGCCTGACCATCAGCGACCACGATCGCGCCGTAGAAATCCCCCCGAAGGGCGCCGAAATTGAACTGGCCATCGGTTGGCGTGATGGCGCGCTGGTCGAGAAAGGCCTGTTCATTGTTGATGAAGCCGCGTTCAACGGCCCACCGGATCAAGTGTCTATCACCGCCCGCAGCGCCAACATGCGCAACGAGCTGCCTGCGCGCAAAACCAAAAGCTGGCACCAGACCACCCTGGGTGAAATCGTCAGCACCATCGCCGGCAACAACCAGCTGCAAAGCGTGGTGGCCGAACCGCTCGCCGCCATTGCCGTTGAGCACATCGACCAAACCGACGAGTCCGACCTCAACCTATTGAGCCGCTTGGCCGAAAAGCACGACGCCATTGCCGCCGTAAAGGCCGGCAGGCTGCTGTTCACGCCACGGGGAAAGGCGCTCACCGCCAGTGGCGGCCAGTTGCCTGAAATCACCCTCACCCCGGCCGATGGCGACCAATACAGCTACCGCGAGACCGATCGCGACGGTTACACCGGGGTAGGTGCCTATTACAACGACCTGGACGCAGGGCGCGAAGTTCAAGTGCTGGCCGGTACCGACGAGCGCATCAAGCGCATGCGCGCCACCTACGCCAACCGCGAAGAAGCCGAAAGCGCCGCCTGGGCAGAGCTGCGACGACTGAACCGAGGTGACGCGGAATTCAGCATGAACCTCGCCGTGGGTCGGCCCGAAATAGGCCCGGAGTGGCGGCTGAAAGTCAGCGGCCTGAAGCCGCAAATTGAAGGCCGGCAGTGGGTTATTACCCGCGCCACTCACAGCCTGAACGACAGCGGGCTGACAACAACCCTTAACGCAGAAACGATGAGCGAGTGAGGGCGAGGCGGGATAGATCAATACTCGTCGGGTATCTCCCCGGTCTCAAGCATTGTCAAAAGTGCTTCGTGCGACAGAATAAAACACCCCTGGTCTCGCGCCGTTTGTATCTTTACCGGCCCGGCATTGGGGCCGCAACACAGGAAAGCCAGGCTTTTGGTGACGCTCTTTCTAACCAACATATCTCGCCGGGTCGCAAGCTCTTCCAGGCTGGCTCGCGTGGCCTTGGAAAACCCGGTGAAGCAAATTTCCGGGCGGGTTTCTATTTTGGGTGGCGGGGGCGTATACGGCTGGGTAACCGTAGCCTCGCCTTCCCCAAGATAACGATCAATCCGGTCTTTGCGGAACGTCCGGTACTTCTCGTCAACAACACACACGCCCTGCAAGTAACGCCCGGATTCCTTCCAGTGTTCAACGACCCATTCAGCCGTGTTGCCGCGAGAGTCTGTATAGGTAAACGAAATTGAGCCCATCGTACTTCTCCATGCTCGATGAAACTTCACACAACCCCTGTTAGTCTGAGACTAATCAGGCCTAAAAAACCCGGCCGCTGCGCCAGTGGCAATGTCCGATGATGTCCACCTGGTCCAGATTCTCCCTGGCGATCACTTCCGGGGCGTAGATTTCGTTGTCGCTCGACACCCGTAGTGATCCGTCGGTCATTTTCTGCAGCCGCTTAATGCGCAGGCTGTCGCCCACCCTGATAGCGAACACGCCATCCGGCGTTGTGCGAGCTCGGTTTATCAGCACTGTGTCCCCGTCAGATAGTGAGCCGTCCATAGAGTCCCCTGCCACGCGAATGGCGGCCAGGTCTTTGGCGTGCAGCCCTTCGCGCGCTAGCCAGTCGTTTCGGAACTTTAGGTGGCTGACGATCTGCTCATGATCGAAGAAGGCTCCGTTGCCAGCGCTGGCCTCAACGTCATATACGGGAATTTCGGTGTAGTCCCGGTCGCCCACCCCGTAGGCGTAACCCTCATCAACCTCGCCTTCGCCAAGGCCCAGCAGCAACCAGTCCAGGCTGACCCCCTTCTCAAATCGGAGTTGCACACACTGGTCCAGAGGGATTGTGCCCCGCGCTTTCCAGTTATAAATCATTTGAGGGTTTACACCGAAGTAAGTCGCAATATCTTTGTCTCGCTCCATGCCCAAGAGCTCTTTCATTCTGTTTACTATTTCCAACCCATTGTATTTTTCAGCAACCATTTTGATTCCCGATAGATAAATTCAATCGCATTTTTGTTTACAAGCAACCAATCATGCGTCTATCATTCTGTGTAATTCAGCGTTACACAGAGAATACACGATGACAGATTCAAAGAAACCCAGCCCGGGCTACAGCCGCGCCCCCGCGGGTGTGCTCACCGCCAAGCCGGTAGCCCTTCGATTGATGGCCGAAGAACGCGCCACCCTGGAAAAAATCGCCCTGGAGCAAGATCGATCCATGGCGTCGCAGGCTCGCATCTTTTTCTTGAGAGGGCTTAGCGAACACCTGGGCAGCCACTCTGCCCGGACCTCACAGCGGCCGTCTGTGTAACAGGATTCGCGACGCCTTCGCAACGAACGAGGAAACGCAATGACCGATGCCGATTACAAGCAGTACACGCCGCCCAGGACGGTCCGAGAGCATAAGTTCTCTGTTCGCCTGAGCTCGGAAGACCACATTCGCCTGCTGTGGTGGGCGCGCAATGGCGGTACCGACGCCACCCGCCGGCGGGCGGCAGCGGCGCGGTATGCCATTCAGCAGTTTCTGGAACAGGCCGGGGTGCCTTCGGCGGAAGAGATCATCAAGGCCAGCCGCAAGCCAGGGCCGCGGCGGCGAGCGATTGATCGCTTCCTGGATGAGGCAGGCATACCCGATGCCGAGGAAATACGGCGGAAGTACGACTACCGCCCACTGTAACTAGAAGTGCCAGGGTGCCTGCGCCCTGGCTTTTTTAAGTGCTTTTAGGGAATCCCCAGAGATTCCCGGAACAGAAACGAGGGGTTCATGCACCAGGGCAACACCGAGCGAGAGCTGATGGATTGGTACGACAAGCAAACAACGGACACCAAGTGGCGCATCAGCGCCTTCGTAGTCACTTCCGGACGACCTATACGGGAAATTCTGCAGCAACTGAAGCGGGTTTCGGAGTCCGGCAAACGCATTCACCTGGTTCATCCAGGCAGTAAGCAGCGGCACTAGGGGCGACTGATGTCAAACAAAAGCGAGAAAGCAAGTAGCAAGGTGCCCATGAGCCGGATCACGCGCAACTTCCTGCATCTGAACTGCCCGGCGTGCGGGGAGGCTTGCTCCATTCAGTCCAGCCGCTCAATACAGGAGCGCGGATGGGACGGCCTGGTGCAGTGCCGCAACCTGGAGTGCGGCTACCGGGGCGGCGTGCAGGTCTCTTACGGGCCCGTGCACCGGGCCAAGATCCCCCGGGCCCAGGTCGACGGCCAGGCAAAGCTGCAGCCCGGCGTGCGCAACAGCTTTCTGCGCATCCTGTGCCCTCACTGCACCGGCGTGTGCCGGGTGCGCACCAGCGTGCAGATGATCCCGGCGCAGCGCCAGCTGTACGTGTTCTGCCAGAGCGGCGATTACTGCGGGTACCGGGGGGTGGTGTTCATCACCCACACCGACCGCCTCTCGCTCGACCTGGAAGGCAATCTGCGAGAGATACCGCTTTCGCCCGATGTGCGGGAGCAGTGCCAGCTCGAAATTGACCTGGCTTACGAGAAATACCAACCAAAAAAAGGAATTACAAAATGAACGCTAACGCATCCGACAACAAAGCATTCAACGCCGCATACGGCCAGCTGATCGCTCTTCGCAAACGCGACTTTGGGCGCAAATCCGCCATCAGCATGACCATTGACAGCATTATGGAAGAGTTTCACTGCAGCCGTCGCCGTGCCGCGCTGATCGTTACCCGTGCGTGGGCTGACCTTGAGGCTGTTGGCCAGCGTTCCGCTTACGTGGATGTCAGCCTGACTACAGGCAACACCGTGGTCATTCACGACACCACCGGTCGTACCTCTGTTTTCTCGATTCATGAGCTGTTGCAACTGCGCGACACCGCTGACGCTACCCGCATCACCGTCTGACCGGAGCGCCTAATGCAAGATTCAATACGGTCGGACATTCTGTTCCGCATCAAAAACGACTTTGGCGGCCGGGAATCCACCGACGCCAAGTTCGTCCGCCGGATTCAGTGCCCCAGCTGCGGCAAAAAGGAGGCGTTCACCTCGATGGACGCCCCCTGGATGCTGAAATGCGGGCGGGAATCCAAATGCGGCGACCAGCACCACGTGAAGACGCTGTTCCCGGACCTGTTCGACAACTGGACCGACCGCTACGCCCCCCGCGACCTGAAGCCCGGGCAAAAGCCGTCCGGCACCGAAGTGGCCGACGCCTACATGAGCCACGGCCGGGGCTTTGATCTGGGCAAGGTGGCCGGTTGGTACAGCCAGGAAACCTACTGGGATTACCAGCGCAACATCAGCAGCACCACCGTTCGCTTCCAGATCAACGAGCGCGACTACTGGGAGCGCCTGATCGATAAGCCGGAACGGTTCGGCAAGATGAAGGCCCACTTCAACCGGGGCGCGCAGTTCAAGGGCGATGCGTGGGTACCGCCCGGGCTGGACCTTTCTCAAGTCTCAGAGCTGTGGATTGTAGAGGGCATCTTCGACGCCATCGCCCTGTACCACGCCGGCATACCGGCCGTGGCGGCGTTCAGCTGCAACAACTACCCAACAAAACTGCTGGCATCGTTAAAAAAGCTGCGCAGCGAAGCGGGCGCGATGCTGCCCAAAATTATATGGGCGCTGGACGGCGACGACGCCGGCATGCGCTACATCCGCCGGTTTGCCAGGGCGGCGCGGTCAGCGGGCTGGAAGGTCGGCGCGGCCATCATTCCGCAAGTGGGCAAGTCAAAGAACGACTGGAACGACGCCTGGCAGCGCGGCGAGCTGCTGAGCGAAGACGGCGAACAGCTCACCAAAGAGTTTCTGTACCAGGGCGATCTGGTCATTGCCCGCAGTGCCGGAGAGAAGGCGGCGCGCATGTTCAACCACACCGGCCAGCGCGAGTTTCCGTTCGGCTACGGCAACCGCCTGTTCTGGTTCAAGCTGAACATGGAGGAATACCAGAAAGCGATTAATGAACTGGAAGACTCCAGCGAAGCGCTGACCGACCAGGAGATCCGCGATAAAGCATTGCAGCAGTGCAATGCGGTGGTGGAGATCGCCAACTGCTACCCCACATTTCTCTATTACCTGGCGAACCCGATCACCGACGAGAGCTGGTATTACACCCGGGTCGATTTCCCCCACGACGGTCGGTCCGTCAAGAACACTTTTAACGGTGGCCAGCTGGCCAGTGCCAGTGAGTTCAAAAAGCGCCTGCTGGGCATTGCCCCCGGTGCAGTCTGGACCGGCACCAGCCAGCAGCTTGACAGGCTACTGAAGCAGCAGATCGGCGGCATCAAAACCGTCGAGACCATTGATTTTATCGGCTACAGCAAGGAGCACGAGACCTGGGTATTTCCTGAGCTGGCCGTCAATGCCGGCAACATTTACGACCTCAACGAAGAGGACTACTACGACATCGGCCGCATGAGCCTGAAGACGCTGTCGGCGTCGGTGTCGCTGAGCATCAACAGTTCCCGTTCCGAGTACAGACGCGACTGGGCGCTGGATCTGGCCAACTGCTTCGGGCCAAAGGGCGTGGTGGCGCTGGCGTTCTGGTTGGGCTCGTTGTTTGCCGAGCAGATCCGCGCTGAGCACAAGTCTTACCCGTTCATCGAGATAGTCGGTGAGGCGGGGTCCGGTAAATCCACCCTGATTGAATTCCTGTGGAAACTGGTGGGCCGCACCGATTACGAAGGCTTTGACCCCAACAAATCCACCGCGGCGGGGCGCTCCCGCAACTTTGCCCAGGTGTCTAACCTGCCGGTGTCGCTCATCGAGTCAGACCGCGACCAGGAAGGCGGCAACAAGCAAAAGCAGTTTGACTGGGACGAACTGAAAACCCTGTACAACGGCCGGTCACTCAGGGCACGCGGCCTGAAGACCAGCGGCAACGAAACCTACGAGCCGCCTTTCCGTGGCTCTGTGATTATCTCGCAGAACGCCCAGGTTGAGGCCAGTGACGCCATTTTGCAGCGCATTGTTCACCTCAAATTTACCCGCGAGGGACACACCCCGGCCACCAAGGCCCTGGCAATAAAGCTGGAAAGCACGCCCATGGAAAACGTCAGTGGGTTTGTGCTGCAGGCGACAACGTCCGAAGCCAAGTTGATGGAGATGTTCTTTGAAGCGGCCCCGGCCTACGAGCAGGCGCTGTCAGAGATTCCGGAGATCCGCATTCTGCGCATCGCCAAAAACCACGGCCAGCTGATGGCCCTGGTGGATTGCCTGGGCGAAAAGGGCCTGAAGCTTCTGCCGGAATCCTATCTGGAGCCAGCCCGGCAGATGGTTCAGGCCATGGCGCTGGAGCGTCAGGGCTCGGTGAACTCCGATCACCCCCTGGTGCAGGAGTTCTGGGAAGCCTACGACTACATCGAAGGCCAGAGCGTATCGCCAACCCTGAACCATTACGGCGACGACCGCATGATCGCCATCAATCTCAAGCACTTCGAGCAGGTGTGTGCGGAAAACAAGCTGTCAATTCCACGCATGTCCGAGCTCAAGCGCTATCTGAAAACGTCCCGGGCCCGAAAGTTTATTGATTCGAGCCGCACCGTACGCAGCGCCATTCGCCGCGAACTCAACCACACCGGCTCCGACACCGTTCGTTGCTGGATTTTTGAAAAAGAAAAATGACCCCTAAGGAGGGAATCATGGAAGCACAAGCACTGACCAGTACCGCCCCCGCAGCCCTGCTGCACGACATTGGCGAATTGACTGTGATCAACGACGACAACGGCCGTTGCCACCACAAAGTGGCCATGGTGCTGGTGTTTAACAGCAACGAAGAAGCGGCGGCGTGCATGGAAGCCGGCCTGGTGCGACTGATCCCGTCGCACGATCTGAGCCCCGAAGCGACGGAGTACCTGAACCGTGGCTGACATCGCTGACACCGCCGGCGACCATATCGAGAAAGAGCTCGAAATGGTACTGGCGAATCACCGCAACCGACAACTCGCACCAGCGAGCAGCGACCCCTACTGCGAAGAGTGCGACAACGAAATTCCCGCAGCAAGACGCGCCGCCCTACCCGGCTGCGCAAATTGCGTGGACTGCCAGCAAATGATTGAACACCAAAAAAGAACCCGCGGAATATAAGGGACACATTATGAAAACGCTGACGCTATCAAAAAACCAGATGCAGGAAGACCTGTACATTCGCGCAGAAGAAATCTTTCTGCTCACCGCCATCATTGTTCGCCGTGGCATTTCCAATGGATTTGTAGAGCTGTCCGGTCACGTGCAGAGACTGTACGCGCGCCTGCACCCTGTAGATCAGTCTTATGGAGAGGGCCACAAACCACACGTTCTGGCCGAACTCAACTTAGACATGGGCATTGACGAGCGCGATTCGCCTGAGCTCCAGGCGAGGATTCACGAGAAAGGCATGAGCGAATCGGAGGCTTATATACGCTACCTGGACCACCTGATCGCCATGGGCAAGCCGATGATTTCCGGGCCCCCATCAATGGCTATTTTCTGCCAGTACCCCGAGTGCAGCTGCCCGTTTGACATGGGGGCTGATAACCAGTGTTTACGCGGGCTGAAACAGCCAGAGAAAACAGCAACCGCGGGGACTTCATCATGAATCAGCGTCCCAGTGAGTTTAACCAGTCCGTGGCGGACGCCGATATTAAGTTGCGCAACATGGCCGACAAACGGCCGATCCAGTGCCTTGAAAAGGTAGCCGCCATATTTGGCTGGTGGGCCCTCTCTGGGGCCAACCGTGAGGAGCACAAAACCCTGCGCAGCCTCGCAGCCAGGCACGCCCGCCGGGCACTGAAGAACCTGGAGGCCCTCAATGGCTAGAAAACCGAAGCGCCGCAAGAATCACAGCGCCGCCGCGCGCGATCAGCGGCTGTTCGCGAACTCCCGGGTGTGGACCTGGGAGGGCCTGGTCAGCCCCGATAACGGCCAAAAATACACCACGGCAGAGCGCTTACTGCCGTTTGGCTGGGTCGATATGGGCGACGACCTTGCGCAACACCTGGTCAAGCGCCCCCGAAACTGGCTGGTCGCGGTGCGCGCTTTATGCCGTGCGCCGGACGGTGTCAGCTGGATGGAAAGCCGTTATTTTGACCTGCCCAGCTACAGCATTCAGCAGGTGGCCGAGCTGTACCACGAGCTGCGCGCCGATGCCCTCAAGGCACAGCGCACCGCGCAAGTGTACGACATGGGCTGGATCTGCCAGACCTGGCACGGCAAAAAGCCAGACGACCCGCTGGAGCTGTGGCACTACCAATACGCCCCGGCAGAAGCGATCCGGCAAGTAACCAACGACGAAAAACTAATAGCCCGCATGGCCGGCCCCGGCTACAGCCAGGAGCGGTACGACCGCTGGCAACAGGTTAACGTGGAATACCTGGAAGAGCGGAAACGGGAATTGGAGAAGGAGAAGGCGGCGTGAAAGAAGCAATGATCGAAATGATGTTTGAAAACAACCTGCGGGCTGAAGTCATCATTCACATTCCTACCATGCTGGCTCAAGACGCCTGGCCGGATGTTGCCCGGGAAGCCTTCATGGAGGACGACCCGGACCCGCTTTGGGAGGAAATCGGCATCGAGCAGCCATACGACCTCGACGACGAAGGGCTGACATTCGAGCACCTAACCGACAACCGGAAATTCGGCTACCTGGTTAAGTTCGCAACTCCGGTACCGCAGGATATTAAAACTGACTCTCACCGCCTGTCGTGGGGCTACTACAGCATGAAGTGGATCTACGCCGAGACCTATGAGCAGGCATGCGAGAAGGCGCTGGACTGGCGTCAGGAGTTTGTCGACAAGAAACGGAAGATGGCAATCAAGGAGTCGCGCAATGGACAATAAAAGGATCGTGGAGTGCCTGATTGTCGGCTTAGAGAATCTGAAACTAAATGCCACTGACAACTACAGTCGCGGCTACATCAGGGCCATGCTACAGGATGCCAACCGCCTTCTGCGCGCCGAGAAGGATGCCGGCATACCCGAAACCAGACTGAAGTGCGCGGGCATGATCGATCTATTTGACGAGGATGAGCCTGGAAACAAGGAGGTCGTCAAGTACGGGCTTCTTCTGGAGTTCCCTAATCGAGAGGCTATGGCTGAAGCGTTTGAAAAGGGCGTCTGCAGGTATTCGTTTGGTTTCGAGAATCCCGAGCCAGGGCCTACCTTTTCTTGCCCAGAATGCTGTGCTGATATGGCCGTCTCTGACCAGGGAGACCCTGAGTGCGATACATGGAGCTGCCCTGAATGCGACTTTAACGAGCCTGATAATAAGGGAGCGCTTGATGGCGGAAGTTAAAGGCGGTCACCTCGCCCGATCCGCTGCCATGCTTTGCCAGGATGAAGCCTTCCGGCTTTACCTGGACAGGGCCCAGGCACACAAAAGCGGGATTGATATTCCCGATGGCACCCACACGGTTGACGATGCTCGTGATCTGATCTTGGACGCCTGCGGCATCAACAGCCGTGCAGAGCTGGATCACAACGTAGGCGCGGCAACCCGGTTCCGGCAAATAAAGAACCACTTCCAGCGGTGGCAAGGCCGGCAAGCCCGGCGAGGGGCGCCCACTCAGTGAGACCGGTGTCCCTGCAAACCTTTATCGACATCGTCTATGTTGATGATAAAGAACCGCCGTCACTGGCAACGATTCGCCGGCGCTGCCCTGAAATACCCGGGGCATTCAAGGATGGCCGGCGCTGGCGAATTGACCTGGACGTGTATTACGAGACAATGAATCGACGGGTCAGGGGCCTGCCGGAGTGTCGGCAGGAGCTTGGCTTTCTTCAAAACCTCGCCGAGCAACTGACATAACATGGCCCCACCACGCCGAAAGCCTGGCCAGGAGTGGCTTGACCGCTACCCTGGCCTTTACATTCAGGCCCGCGATGGCATTTTTTACGTACGCCATCCGGTCACCCGCAAACAAGGAAGCTTACAAACCAAGGATCGCCAGACGGCCGTGCGCCGTTGGGCGATTCTTCAGCAAATGTGGGAGCAATCCACCACAGATTTTGACGCTGAACTGCTGTCCGGGAATATCTCGGTAGCCAAGCCCGCCGATCCGGCCAGTCGCACCACCCTGAAAAGCTACCTGCAGAAGTGGCGCACTCAGACCCTGGGGCACAGCGTCATCGACGGCCAGGTCATCTGGGGCGAATGCCACATCCTCAGCCAGCGCGGCCGCAACAGTGGTCGCCCAATCGCTCTGGCAACCCGCATCGACTACGCCAACGACGCCCAGCAACTGGAAGCCAGCGACGATTCCAGCTTCACCCTTTCTGACCCGCACTTGCTGCGCAAGGTCCGCACCCTGCTATCACCGTGGATCACAAAGCCCACCCATTACAACGGCTTGCGCAACACTCTTTCGAGAGTGTTTAGCCATGCCGTGGATAGCGGGCTAATCGACAGAAACCCCATGGCCGACATAAAGAAGGTTAACGAGCCCAAGCGCGAAGTGCTGGTGCCAGACCATGTATTTGCAGAAATTACCGCCCTCCTATGCGTTCACAAACTCAACAAACAAGCCCACGACGGCACCTGGCGGGCAAAGATTTGCGACCTGATCTACATGATGAGCCAGCAACCCATCGATGTTTTTGGCCTGAAAGAAGACCAGATTCACGATGACCAGGGCCCGTTTGGCGAGATCCACTTCGCCAGGCACAAAACCGGCGTGCCCATCATCATCGAAATGAACAAAGAACTGCGGCAGCTGGTCGACTGGTTCCGCGAATGGAAGCGCAAACAGGGCATTATTTCCCCGTATCTGATGGTTTACCCCCAGTATTTCGACAAGCGCAGCCGCACCAAGCCGGTAAAACACCGGTTTATGCAGCTGTCATGGGCCCAGGCGTGCACAGATGCCGGCTACAAGGGGCAGTATCAGCTGAGAGACTTGCGCAAGAAAGGATTAACAGACGAATTCGTCTCCCAAGGCGAGAACAACAAAGGCGGCCACGAAACCGAAGCCATGCGCAAGCACTACCGCCTGATCCGGCCCCCAGAGCGCAGCAAATCCACATTGAAATCACTGCGCAAAGATAGCAGCGCGTAATAGAAAAAAGACGGGAAAATAATATCCCCCCGATTTGGGGAATATTCCTGAAGATCAGCAACCTGGTTCTTGTTCAAAACTGAACAGGGGCCCTAGCGTTAATACAGGAAGGAACTGAAATGAGCAGTCAATGCCCTAGCAATCTGTTTAACAATGCAATCTCCATAATCCCCGGAGACCGCAGCGGCGAAGCTGAAAGTTATTGCAACGCAAGAGACCTGCATGAAGCCCTGAAGGTGGAGTCTCGTTTCAATGACTGGATTGCCAGAAGGATAAAAGAATACGGATTCGTTGAAGGGACAGACTTTTACTCAATTTTGAGTAAAAGTATTTCTGGAAGGTCTCCCGTGGAGTACCAGCTAACGATCGATATGGCCAAGGAGCTCGCCATGGTAGAAAAAACAGAGGTTGGCCGCCAGGTGCGCCAGTATTTCATCAAGGTCGAGCAGCACGCCCGAAAACTGCTCATCGAGCAGGCCAATCAGGTGCAGCCTATCGAGCAAGTAAAGAAGCGCATAAAGGACAACGGCAAGTTTAAGTACTTGATTATACTGCAAGAACAAGGGCAGAAGATCGCCAAAATGCTAACACAAGAGAGCGACCCGCTGGAAATCTACTACCTGCACTGCCAGTTGCGCCAAGTTAATGAAGCCCTGGGCATACCAACACTGCCGCTTGAGCGCTACGGCGGCCGAAAAGCTTTAACGGAATAA